AAGGGTGCACAAGAACACCATCTTCCCAGTGGGCGACGGAACCTTCTTGCGCGTCGTTGAGGACTTGGTGGATCGCTATGAGAATGTGCCGATGGCTGGCCTGCAATATCAGAAGTTCGCGCCCCAGCGTTCCATGCTGCCGCCCGTATACCTCAACACCCGCATCTACTCAATGATCCTACTTTCCAACAGTGAGACACTACGCTGGCGTGGTAGGTACAATGAGGACACGGACCTTTCGCTGCGCTTTCTGAAGCAAGGGAAGTGCACAATCCTTGTCAACGCCTTTATCGGCGACAAGGTAACGACGATGGTGATGAAGGGCGGCAACACAGACGAGCTGTATAAGCAGACCAACAACAGACGTGAGTTTGCTGATGCGCTTGCGGCCCAGCATCCAGATGTTGTGAAGGTAGTATGGAAGTTTGGCCGGTGGCACCATCACGTAGACTACCAGCCATTCGCACGCAACAGACTGGTGATGCGACCCGGTATCATCATCCCGCAAGGCCGTGATGAATATGGCTTGCGGCTGGTGCCTGTAGATGGAACAACCGATGTTCGTTGAGCTTTGTGCAGGTACGGCTGCTGTTAGCTTGCGACTGCACGACGCTGAGCGAAAGCCGCCAGTTAGCCGGATGGGCAGCAAGCAAAACTTCGCAGAAGCTACGCTGCGAGTGCTCGGAATGATGCCGGGTCAGGGCGCGCAACAATACGTATGGGCCGAGCCAGACGTGGGGGCACGGTTGCTATTGGAGAGCTACGCGCGTCCAGAGCTGTGGCCGCAGGCTGCAGACGTGTTGGCAAGCTGGGCTCACGAGCCGCCGAAAGACCTATGGCGGGCGCTACGGGCAGAGCAAGATACGGCACAGGCCACGCCGCGCGCACTGGCGCGGCATACGTTGCTTGCCGCTTGGACCATGTGGGACGAGCTATACCGGGGGCCGGGTGCCAGCAGTGCGGGCACTGTAGGTATGACCCTACCGGGGCTGTGGCGGCGCTTGCGCGTGTTGCACGCCGCCCTGCCGGCCCGTGTGTATGCCGATGCCCGGCAAGTGCCAATAGAAGCCGGTGCAACCGTCTATATTGACCCACCGTATAAAGGCACAACCGGCTATAAGCATGTGTTGTCGCGTGTTGATGTAGTGAAGCTGGCACTGGCGTGGGCGGAAGCCGGTAGCATTGTTGCTGTGGCAGAGGCCGAGCCGCTGCCTGAGTTGATGTCAGCAGGCTGGTACGCGCAAGAACTGACTTGGATGCGGGACACTGGGCTGCGTGGCAGGACGTTTAGCGCACAGAAGCGCGAGTTCATCACGTGCAACGTGCGTTTATATCATCCGGGCCGTCCAACGCGCCCGGTGTTGGCTGCATTGGCAATGAACCGTGGAAAGAAGGTGTTGTAGTGGCACGTGATCGCCTGACAGATCTACAAGCGCCGACGACACAGGTGGTGGACACCTTGTCCACTGAGTACCCGCTGCTCGGCATCGCAATGCGCCACCATCGCACAACCCGTGGCGAGCCATTGTCTTTCAAGGACAAGCCATACCTTGTGGAGCTTTACTGCGACGCGCCGCGCATTGACGGCTTTGACGCCATGAAGTGTGTGCAGGTTGGATGGAGTGAGCTGCTGGTGCAGCTTGCGCTGGAACGGGCTGGATGGGCGGGCCGCATCTGCGCATACGTGCTGCCGAGCTTTCAGCTGCGCGACCGCTTCGTGCAGCGCCGCATCCACCCGCTGTTGGAACAGGTCCCGGCCTATGCCGGCAAGCTGGCGCACGGAGACATCGGCAGCGTGCGTCACAAGCGGTTTGGACAAGGCGCGCTACTGTTCCTTGGCTCCAACACCGTCAACGACTTCATCGAGTTCAGCGCCGACGTGCTGGTGGTGGACGAGTTTGACAGGTGCGTGCAAGAGCACTTGGCTTTTGCGCGTGACCGGCTTCGTGCCAGCTCTGCACCGCAGCTGTTTCGCATTGGCAACCCGACCCTGCCACGTGAGGGTGTCGCCGCGCTTTACGATCAAAGTGATGGTCGCAAGTGGCATCATCGCTGCGGGCACTGCAACGAGCGTCAGTCACTGGACTGGCTTGTGAATGTGGTCACTCGCAACGATGCTGGACGGTGGGAGGTGCGTGACAAGGCACGAGCGGAGGATGGGCTGTTGCGACCCGTGTGCCGGCGTTGTGGCCGACCGTTTGACCGAGAAGCGAAGGGTGGCCAGTGGGTTGCAGAGAGGCCGGATATGCACCGTCGCGGCTACCATATCAGCCGGCTTGACGTTCTTTCCCAGGATCTAAGGCCGCTTTGGCGGGAATGGATGGAGGCACAAGGTAGTGGCTCCAAGCTCGTTGCTTTCTATGCATCAGTGCTTGGGTTGCCCTACGCGCCGGAAGGAAGCGCGGTGACGATGGATATGCTGACCCGCGCCGCTTGTGGTGATCCGATGGATGAAGGTGGCGATGCGGGGCTGGTGTATGAGCAGGTGGTCGCTGGCATCGACGTCGGCAGCCGTTCGCTAAACGTAGACATCTGCGTGGTGCGTCAGCGTGACGATGATCAGCGATACGTGCGCATCGGGCGCTGGACGGGGGAAGTGGGCACCTTTGACGCGGTGTATGACTTGCTTGTACGCTACCGTGTGAATGTGGCTGTGGTGGATGCTCGGCCGGAAACGCGGGCAGCACAGCAGCTTAGGGACAGATGCACGGAAACGGGTGTCTGTGATGTGTGGTTGTGTCAGTTCCACGCTACTGATCGTGTGGGGGCGCAAGACTACGGATTGCGGCAAGACTACGATCGCAAGCTGGTGACGGTAGACCGCACGCAGCTGCTGGACGCGACGATGGATGATGCGCGCGTGCATCCGGCGCGCCGCACTTGGCCAGAGGACGTCTGGCGAGTGCCGGGGTGGGCCGATCAGATGCAGGCGCCTAAGCGAGTGATGAACGAAAGTGGCACCCGTTACGTGTGGTCAGAAGGCAACCTTGACGACCACTACAGGTTTAGCGACGCATACACCAGGGTCGCGGCCGACATCATGGCCACGCAGGGGGCGTATCATGGGTGACGCAGGGTTGATGATGGTGCTTGCACAGCTGCTGGAAGCACACCCCGACCTACAACCGCTGATTGCACGCGCAAGCGTGGCCGAGCAGCGTGCGCTGGTTTCAGCGTTGCGTTCAGCATGGGAGGCTGGAGCAGAGCAGTCGGACCAGCGCACGGGAAGATTGATGGCGCGCATCTTTGGCGGGTTCGTTGGTGTTACCCCTGGATGCGATCAGCCGACCATGCCCGAGGGCGCGCGTGGTGGTTTGAGTGGGTTCGTAAGGTTGCTCGCTGGACGATAGTGTAGGCTGGCGCCGTGGAGGGATGATGGCCGACGTAAAGCTGATGCCGCTGGGCGTGGTGCAAGTGGGGCGGGCGCAGGCCCAGGCTCCGTCCGCTGGTGGCTGGCTGGCTACCGGCCAGCATCGTCGTCCGACTGCACGCGAGCGTTTGGGGTATGCGCAGGCGCTTGATGGCCCGCCCTACGATGCGGCAAACAGTGGTGGCCCCGGTCACTACTCGTTCTTCAGTCGCTGGCGCAACCTCATGCCTATTCAGTGCTGGGACCTGTACCGGCAAACGCCGGACGTTCGTGCCTGCGTGGATAGCATCGTGCGCCGGGTGGCCACGTGGGACTGGTATGTGAAGCCTACCACCGACCCGCGCAACGCCGCTGAGTATGGGCGTATGATGGAGGCGTCACAGATTGCCCGTGATTGGCTGCAGGTGCCGAGCCGCAACGGGGAAACGTGGCAAGAAGTGATGACGCGCGTGGTGACCGACCTGCTGGTGTACGACGCTGGCGTGTTGGAGCTGAATGAACAGGGTGGGAAGTTGTTGGAGCTGGTTCCTTGGCTTGGAAGCAGCTGGTTCCCGGTCACCGACGCCAAGGGCGTGCTGCTGCGCTACGAGCAGGAGAGTGAAACGGGTGTGCCTACGGGGCAGCCGGACATCATTGTGAAGATGCCGCCCGAGCGGCTTTGCTATCTGTCTCTGTTCCGCAACAACCGCGCCAACCTCGGCGTCAGCTTGCTCGACACACTGGTAAACGAGTGTGTCACCGTACTTCTTTCCAGCGAGCACGCGATGCTCGCAATGGACGCAGACGAGATCCCTCCCGGCCTGCTGGTGCTGGGCGGTGTGGCCGGCGCGGCGGCAGAGCGCGCACGCGCCGACCTGCAGGTGATGCGCGGCAAGGACCACAAGCTGCGAGTGCTGACAAGTCCTCAACCGGGTGGCATCGACGCGAAGTGGGTGGAGTTGCGGCGCCCGCTGAAAGACGTGCAGCTGCTTGATGTGGTTGATGGTCTGCGGCGCACGATCTGGCGTGTGTTTGGTGTGCAGCCGATTGAGCTGGGCGACACCGAGACTATCAACCGGGCTACTGCAAACGTGCAGCTGGACGTTGCTTCCAGCCACCTGATCGGCCCCATCTTGGAGCTTCTGCAGGCTCGCGTCAATGCACAGGTTCTGCCGCGTTTGCTTCCAAAGGAAGCACAAGGCAAGGTGTTGTTCGGCTTTGACCGTGCACAACCACTGACGCCGTTGCAGAAGCTGCAGCGAGCGGAAGCCAACGACTACCTTGTGAAGCGAGGTGTGCTGACGATCAACGAAGTGCGGGCGCAGATGGGTTTGCTGCCAGTCAACGGCGGCGACGTTCCGCTGGTTGATACGAACATGGGGCCGCTTCCGCTCCATCAGCTTGTCGCTGGCCTTGCCCCGGCCAACAGCTACGCAAGCGACACCGGCAACACGACTGCAGCGGCTGGTGATGCAGATGACATCACCCCTCTCAACAAGGCCGTGGGCGATACTGATCCAACAAACTTCCCATCCAAAGGTGACAACGAGACGGTCAACCTGCGCAATAGCCAGTGGGAGCTGTTCGACCTCCGCTATGCGGAGCGCCTGCGCACCGACTACCCGAGCATCTGGCGGAAGGGTGGCAACATTCGCGGCAATAGCCAGTATGAGAAGCTGGCGCCGATCGTCCGCCGTGGTGGCCGTATGGCACCACGGAACGAAACCGAGGAAGGAGCCATCCGGCTGCGGGAGGCGTGGGTGGCGCGCCACCGTGCAGACTTCCGTCTGGCCGGCGTGGTTGCTCAGGTCAAGTGGCTTGCGGTGGGCGACCGTGGCGAAGACTATATGAAGGAGCTGCTGGACGCTGAAAAGGCAAAGGTTGATGAAAAGCGAGCCATCGCACGTGCGGCCTTGGCAGAGCTGGACGAGGACGTGCAGCGCACACTGCGGCGCAAGGCGAGCGAGCACAACGAGGAAGTAGACGACGATCCAGACCGCACGACAACGGCGGAAGTGCTGGCGCAGGTGTGGAAGCGTGGCATCGGCGCCTACAACACCAATCCAGAGAGCGTGCGCCCAACCGTCAATAGCGCAGAGCAGTGGGCGTTCGCGCGGGTGGAGAGCTTCCTTTTCCTTCTGCGGACAGGCGAGCCGCGCGGCAAGGCGCCGCACGACACCGACCTACTGCCCGAGGGGCACCCGTACAGCACAGCCGGGGACGATAAGCGTAGCGCCCTGGTGGCGCAGGGGTTGTGTGCACAAGGCGGCTGCGGCCATGACCACCACCTGCACCGCGATGCGCCGGGCATGGCGGCGACGGGTGAGTGGTTGCCGAGTGAGTGGCAGCCGGCTGGCCGGTTTGCGGGGATGCGCACGCTAAACCTTCGCAAACTGGCAGAAGTCGTGGCTGAGTACCAGCTTGTAGCTACGGAGATCTACGACCGCACCAGCGTCGTTGTTCAGGCTACCGTCGCATCTGCCTACGGCCGTGACGGTGTGCTTGACGTTGCCGAGGCTGGGCGCGCGCAACGTGTGGTGGAGGCAGAGCTGGAGAAGCTGGGGAATGTTTGGGCGGCGCGCACAGAGGACTTCTACCAGCGAGCCTCCAACATCGGGCACGAGGCTGGCGAGCGAATCGCAATGACCAGTGTGGATGCGCGCTGGCGAACGAATGGTCGTGCCTTTTGGCAGGAAGCAATGGGCTGGCTGATGCAATCTGACGGGCTGGTAGGTGGGTTGCAGGCCCGCATCAGGGAAGTGCTTAGTCGTGCCACCACCGTTCAGCGCAGCCGCATCACTGGCGTTGACCCTGATGATGAGGTGGATGATGTGGTTACGGTTGTGCGAGAAACCTTTGAGGCACAAGGCGCGCGCATCGCAAACTGGTCCGGGCTTCTGATCGCGCTTGCCAACCGCGAAACGACCGACGTCCTCACGCGCACCGTTACGGTGGTGAATGAAACGCCCGTGGATTGGATGGTGGAGTGGGTAAGCGCGGGTGGTGACAGCTGCCCCACGTGCGAAACGGAAGGTGCTCGCGGGTTCATTCCTTTGAGTGAGCTACAGCGGCGCCCCGGTGAGGATACGTTGTGTCGTGGCCGCTGCCGCTGTGTGCTGGTGTTCTGGACCCGCGCTGAGGTCAGCAGTGGGGCTGCCATCGCTTTGTCAGCTCGTGCTCCCGGCGCTGGTGGTTGATGAAAGGTTAGCAAAGTGGTAAAAACAAGCAGACGCTGCAAGGCGCTGCACCCGTTTGGAGGACGCCATGCGCGTGACCGTGCCCGTTGGCAATGAACAGCATCAGCTCGACCTGCAGCCTGCAGGTGTTCGTGATGGCAAGCGCGTCTGGACGGCTCGGTGCCGTCTACCGATGGCTGGCCTGCTGGCGGGTACGCTTGCACAGCGGGATGCTGCTGTAAGGCAGGAAGGTGCAACGGTCCCGGTGTCCAGCGGCGCAGATGGTGATGGCCCCGTGTTGTTGGAGGGCTACGCCAGCAGCACCAGCATGGACTGGCACGGAACCGAGATGACCCGCGAGGCGCTGGACAGCATGGCGCGCCAGATGGCGGCTGGTGTTCCCTACGTGCCGGGGCACTATGAGGACGAGTGGGAGCAGGTGATGGGCCGCACGGTGGAGGCCCGTGTGGAACAAGGCACCGTGCTGCGCGATGGCGCCACTGGGCGTCAGGCCGAGGGCTATCGGCTGGCCGTGCGGGTAGAGGTGTATCCAGAGCACCCGCGCGCGCAGCTGTTGATGAAAGCCATGAAACGCGGTCAGGTCGTTGGTATGAGCATCGGTGGGTGGTTTACCGACGCGGAGGTTGTGACCAACGAGAATGACGAGGTGGAGCGGATCTACATCAAGGAAGTAGAGCTGGACCACCTTGCCGTCACCCGCCGGCCCAGCAACCCGGACAGCTGGATCTCTGGCCTTGCCCGTTCCACGGGCACCGCAATGGCAGCTGCGCGTGCTGCTGGTGATACCGGCTACCTGGGCGGTGCGGGTCAGGCGATGGACAACCGTGGCATGAACGTCAACGTCAACATCAGCGTCTGCCAGCACAAGAACGAAACCGAGGTGGAGGCCGAGGAGGCCGAGGCCGAGGGCACCGAGGGGGGCGAGGCCATGCCGTACAGCGATGCGATGGGCAGTGAGCGCGCTGTGGGTGATGCTCCTAACTACCACCTGTCTGACAGCACGACGCAGCAGTGCGGCACGTGCACGCACCGCACCCGCGACGGCTGGTGCAAGGCGTTCAACTTTGCCTGCAGTGCGGAGTGGGTGTGCGACGGATGGGAGCGCGCCAGCGCGGACGAGCTGGTCAACGGGGGCAGCGATGGCAACGCGCCAACGCAGCCCGACGAACAGCGCGCGGTGAGCGGCAACACCGACCTCCCGCTTGCGCCCGAGGACACCGCTTGGGGCTGGGACACCGACACCGCGAACGAGGTGCTGGGCGACCCGCCGGACTGGGAGCGGTACGCGATGGCGCACCTGTGGGTGGACACCGCGAACCCTGAGCGACGCGCCAGCTACAAGCTGCCGTTTGCCAAGATGGTGAATGGGGAGCTGCACATCGTGTTTCGTGGTGTGGCGGCGGCGATGGGTGCGCTCAACGGTGCGCGCGGTGGCGTGGACATTCCCGATGCCGACCGTTCCAAGGTGTACGACCGCATCACCAAACTCTATCAACGCTTCGACAAAGAACCGCCCGAACTGCGCGCGGGTGATACGGCTCTTGACAATGAGGATGTGCAGGGTTCTACTGCCATCAGCCAGTCGGACGCCGTGCAAAGCGCAGCACTGCAGCAACTCACCCCCAGCGAGGACAACGCCATGCCCGATAACCGCACGGCGACCGACACCCAGCGCATGGACAACATCGAGCGCGCCATCGGCGAGCTCAATGGTGTTCTGTCCAAGCTGGTCGAGCGCGTCGCTCCTTCCACCACCCCCACCGCTTCCGGCAGCGTTGCCGATGAAGCGGCACAGCTCCGCGCACAGCTGGAAGCCAAGGAGGCGCAGCTGAGCCGCGCCCTTGCCGCTGCCAGCCGTCAGGGTGTGGCGCACAGCCCTCACGCCAGCCGTCACACCGACGTCGGCGGTCACGGTGGGCTGATCCGCACCGTAGAGCGCACGATGGGCAGCCAGTCCGCGCTGGTGCAGGTGGCTCGCGCCCAGGCCGAGCGCCGCGACAGCACCGTGCTGCAGACGCGCGCCCAGCTGGAGGCCGACCTGCGCAGCCTGCTCGCCGCCGCGTTCGCGGACGGCGTGATCACCGACTCGATGGAGGCGTGAGCCAATGACCACCACCCCGACTGTGTGGGCGGGCCTTGACCCGTCCAAGCGCGAGGCTTTCGCCCGCGCCATCAACGTCTCCGGTGCCGGCTCCGTGCTGGTGCAAAACTTCACCAACCGCATCATCCAGCAGCTGTCGATCCGCGAGTTCGGCGCGCTGGGCACGATGGACCGCAAGCCGGGTTCCGGGTCGGCGGCCATCATCAACCGCCGCACCGCGTCCAGCATGACCGTGGGCGACGTGTGGGTGTCGGACACCGACAGCGTTGTTGAGAGCACGGGCAGCTACGCTCAGGCGACCTTCACCTACGCCACGCTCGCCACGCGCGGCAAGGTGACCCGCAAGATGCGCGCTCGTGGTCGGTCCTACATCGACATCCTCGCCGAAGAAATGATGCAGAAGGCTGACGACTTCAACGAGGCGTTGGAACTCTGCATCTTTGTGGGGAACAGCGGCTCGGGCGGCGACGCCAACATGATGAACGGCTTGCTGACGCTCATCAACGCTGTGAGCGGTCAGGTTGTCGCGCAGACGTCCGCCACCTCCGGGTCGGCGCTCACGCTCGCCAAGCTTGACGAAACCATCGACGCCGTGCGCGGCGCGGGCAACCGCTCCGATCTGGTGATCTACGGTTCCTTCAAGGGCATCCGCAAGCTCAACGCTGCCCTGCAGGCCCAGCAGCAGTTCATCAACGAGGTGGAGATTGCGGCCGGCTTCCGCGTCCGCACCTACGATGGCGTTCCGCTCGTCGTGTCCACCGGCATGTCCGATGCGATGTCGTGGTCCGGCACCAGCATCACCGCGTTCGGCGGCGAAGTCACGAACCCCACCACCGCGCTGGTCGTGGTCAACAAGCGGTTCGCGTACCTCGAAGAGCTGACCCCGATGACCATGATGCCGCTGGCGACCACCGACAGCCAGTTCGACCAGTTCGACATCTACTGGGACGGCGCGGTTGTCCTCGCCAACACGAAGGGCGCGTCGATCCTGGCCGGCATCGCTGCCAACTGACGGCTGTGGCCATAGGCGCCCGCTCCAGCACCCGCTGGGGCGGGCGTTTTGCTGCGCGGGCGTTCACTAAACGTGGCGCAGCTGCGCAGTAAGTGTCATTGCGCTGCGCACCAGGGCGAAGCGTGTGATACAGTCCGGCCAGGAGGGCGCACAGCATGAGCGCAATCAGTGACACGCCGCCTGCAGCGGACGCCTATCGTTTCGTTCTACGGCGTTACGATAGGGACGCATCCAATAGCGATGCACAGCCGATCGCCTTTGCGAGCTACGACGAGGCGACCGACAGCCGCGCGATTGAGCTGAACGGTACGATAGCTCACACGCTGTTCTTGCAAGGCGAAACGGCTCGGCATCGCGCACTGTGCCAGGGCTGGCAGGACGCGACTGACGAGTGGCTGCAAGCGTTGGAGGATGCAAAACCGCGCATCAGCACGCCTGCTCAGCGAGCTATCTTCGCTGCGCTTAGTGATCAGTGGCAAAGCAAGCAGCAACTGATGCAGGCCAGCGGCATCAGTGATGGTGAATGGCGCACGACGATCCGGCTGCTGGAGGAACGTGGGCTGGCTGAATGCAACCTGACGGCTCGCCAGCGTCGGCATGCAGCCCAGCATGGCAACGTGGGATATCGCTACCGGCGCGGCCCGCGCGCAGACGAGGTGTGAAG